GCGGATAAGAAAATAAAATGTGTAATACTTGTGTAATAAATAAAACTAGAAAACTGACAGCGAATGAGGTTCTTCTCTTTGACCCTACTAGAACTCTATCTACTAGGAAAAGGTTTGTAGCTCAGATGGAGAAGCGGTTCAATGCTTTAAGGGCTGAAGTAAATAAGTTCATCATAGAGGACGATGGGTTGTTAACATTCGACTTCGATGTCCTCCTAGACTTCACGCTTAACACTACTCCATCCGAATGGAGAAGTAAGTATGATGCTAATAAGATACCTAGATTTATGGAATGGTTGGAGAGACAGAATGAAAAGTTCATTCTAAGCAAAGGTAAAAGTGGACTAGAAGTTGTTGGTGACATCCCTCCTTTCTTTGAAGGTCAAGCATCAGGGTTAGAGGGTACGCTAGGTAGTTTAGTTGAAAGGGATATATCAGCCAGTTGGACAGATGTACACATTAGATCAGCTTATCAGAAGGGGGTAGTGAGGGCTCAACAGGAACTTAATAAAGCTGGTGTTGAAGTTCCTTTGTTTCAACAAACTACTGAGGGACTGGGTGGAGTATTTAATGCTCCCTTTCATGCTGATAGAGCTAGACTAGCTTTCACGCAGACCTTTGAGGGTTTGAAGGGAATTACTAGGGCAATGGACTCTGTTATATCAAGGGAGTTGGCTTTAGGTATGGCAAGGGGGGATAGTCCTAGAACCATAGCTAAACAGATAGCAGGGATAGGAGGAGAAATAGAAAAAATAGGCTTGACAAGGGCTAAAACTCTTGCTAGAACAGAGGTAGTTAGAGCACATCACAATGCCTCTATCAATGAGTATGAGAGGGCTGGGATAGAGGGGGTAACAGTTAAGGCTGAATGGAGTACAGCTGGATACAATGTATGTCCTCTATGTTCAGGTAATGAGGGAAGAGTATTTAAACTTGATGATATAAGAGGACTAATTCCAGCTCATCCTAATTGTCGTTGTGTTGCTATTCCTATCGTACCAAGTGACAAGAAGTTTAAGCAAAGGACAGTGAGGAAAGTTCAAACGGTGAAAGGAGTAGCTGGCAATCTTCCTCTATGTCCTATAACTAATACTTCTGGTATTAGGATATTAGCTTCAATAGCCTGTGTAACTAAGAAGGACATTGCAAGGGCTAAGAGGGCTAAAAAGTCACATGTACCAATAAACGCAAAGATATTGAAAGAAGCTACAGTGAATGAAGCAAAGTTCGCTAAAATGATAGATGCAAATCATATAACAGGGAGGAAACCTTTTGATGTAATTAAGTTTAATCCAAATGGAAAGAGGGCACACCAGATAGAGGTCAAGACTTTCTTTTCTGGTAAGGCTGACAAGATTCACATGCGTAAGGATTCCAGATTGAGAAAACTTGCAGAGGCAGCTAAACATCCCAAGGCTCAGGTACATACTATATTATTTGAACAAAGGCCAGGGAGGAAGAAACAGATATTCTATAAGCAGGGAGTAGGTGCTTTTCGACAGGCATCAATGAGAGTAGTTACCCAGAAGGAGTTGAAGGGCATATTTAGACTTAATAATGATATGTTGAACAAGGTTAAGAAAGTAAAGAAGATAAAGAAAGTAAAGAAGATAAAGAAAGCCTCTACGGTAGTAAAGAAGACAGCTTCTACTTGGAAGAAGGTAAAGACAGAAAAAGAATTTACTAAACAGATGTCCAAGATTACAGGTAGAGGGATAAAGCTTACTGGCGATACTAAAGCTTTCATAAAAGAACATGGCAATACTTTAGGGGCTGACCTTTCTAGGGCGGTTGGGGAGAAGAAAAAGTTAAAGGCATTGTTGAAGAAAAACCCTCTAAAGGGGATGCACTTTGAAAATAAACATAGGATAAATTTCACTGGTAAGGGGTATGATGCAGAAGCTTGGGAGTTCATTGGAGGGCACAAACCTAAGACAAATGCTTTTTATGATAAAGATGTTATATCAAGTGGATTTAAAAAGTATTCTAAATCTAATACGTTAAGGGTAGGAGAGCAATACTATAATGTAACAGGAAATGATTTTAATGGGATGATACGGCATGAGTTGGGTCATCATATATACGAAACAAATCCAAAGGTAAGAAATAGTTACTATAGATTATGGAGCAAAGGAAAGATACAGGGAGAGATGCAAGTATCTGATTATAGTTATCAGCATCCAAATGAGATGTTTGCTGAATCTTTTGCTGCATATACTTCTTCTAAGTATGAAACCTTTGCTACTAAGGCTTTTAAGGATCGTTCATTACATCCAAGGGTGGAGAAGTTATTTGATAAGTTGTTTAAGTAAGGAGGGATTATGTTATTAGAACATAGATGTTTTACTAGAAAGTGTGCCAACCTTAGGAGGGCAGTAGAAAGGTTGGATGAAGACGTTGAAGCCAGTGAGGTTCCTGTTTGTTTAGCTTTTCCTGTAACAGTAGGAGGGATTCCAGATGAAATAGCTTATGGGGACAACCTACATCTTACAGTCTTAGAGGGGCAGAAGAATCTTACAGTATTTAGAAAGCGAACTAAAAATGAAATACCGATTGTATAACGAGACAAGTCTGGAGATAAGTGGAGGGGTAATTAAATGACTATGATGATATATGATGCAAATGACTTTGTGGGAGATCTATGTACTAATAAAGGTCTATTTGATTTACATGAAGCTGTGGAGAAGAAAAAGAGAACGTACCCTCACTTACATGACTTCCTCCAAGAAGGGATTACATTTATAACTGAAGAACTAATGATAGATGTTACATTATTTATAAAGAAGGAAAAGAGGGGGGATGTCATGGACGTAGTTAGGCAGTTAAGGAAACTGTTGATAGACAGTACCTCCATAGCAATTATAACTAATAATATAAGTGAACCGATAACAACGGAAAATCTTTAACGAGACAAGTCTGGAGATACAAAGAGGGATATTTATAACTTTAACAAAAGGAGGGTAAGCATGAAATATTTAGTAATCGTATTTGTGGCAGGGATGATTGGCTTTATGTGTTGTGGCTGTAAGATGACAGGACTCAATATTAATGAGATAGATACAAAGCCAACAACAGTGGAGACTATTGAAGTCCCAGTACCAGCTGCACCAGTTCAATAAATTTTAAAAAGACCTTTAACCAGAGGGAGAGGTAGAGACAATGTTTAATGTAATGATTACAAATTTAGCAATAGGATTATTTTCATCATTAGCAACAGGTATGGGAACTTATGTTGCAAAGATGAAGGGTGGAGAAGAGTTCAGCACAAAGAAGTTCGGGAGGACAATGGCAACTGGAGCAGCTGCTGGATTAGCAATGGGGTTGGCAGGGAATACAGTAGATAGCCCAGAGGGTATGGTAACATCAACAGGACTTGGGCTTGGCTTGGTGAATGTATTAGATCAGGGAGTCAAATTCATTTGGAGATTGTTTAGTAAGAAGAAGGCAGTATAAGGAGGACACATGAATAATATAAGAAATTTTATTTTAAATTTTAACATTCGTACTGATATCATGCATGGGGCAGAGCATTTTGTAGTCCCTATAGTGGCATTGGTGGAAGGAGTACATATTGGTTCTGGAGGGGCTGGCTTCTATCCAGCGGCAGAATTAGATCGTACAGCACAAAATTGGAATGGTGTCCCTCTAACGATAGATCATCCTAAAGATATAAAGGGAACACCTATCACAGCCAACAACCCTGAGACTTTAAAACAATTCAAAGTAGGGACATTTGAGAATGTTCATTATGAAGGAGGAAAGTTGAAGGGGGAGGGCTGGATTGACAAGAACTTAGTTACCCAATTATCACCAAAGACATTAGGTATTATTATGTCAGGGTCTAAGTTGGAGGTAAGTACTGGATTGTTTACTAAGAGTGATGGAGTATCAGGTGAATGGAGGGGGAAGAAGTTTCAAGAAACACTTTCTGATTTTATCCCAGATCATTTAGCCTTGCTTCCAGATGCACAGGGAGCGTGTAACTTTGATGCAGGGTGTGGAGTAAGAAACAACAAAAAGAAAGGATGTGGTAAGTGTTTGAAAGTTAATGGAGAACATAGAATAGAAGTGGAGGAAAGAAATGGACTAAGACAAATAGATATACTTAATTTTAGTAATGAGCTGAAAGGCTTAGGGTATTGGGTAAATGAACTCAGTCATAGCAAGTTAAGAGAACAACTCTTTGAACTTGTATCGGGTATGAATAAAGAGGGAACTATCCACTTTTTAAGAGATGTCTTTGATAAGAGCTTCATCTTTGAAGAAGTGACGGAGAATAAGTCTAAATTATTTAGGCAGGGATTCAAAACTGACAACGAATCTCAAGTTAGTACCAAAGGCAATGCAACAGAAGTACGAGAAGAAGTTAATTTTATTCCTATTAATAATAATTTAAAGGGAGAGATGTTGATGGAAAGAACAGAAGCAGTGGACACTCTCATAGCCAATGAGAAGTTGACTTTTGTTGAAGATGACAGAGAGATGCTAATTAATATGGCAGATGAGAGTTTTGAAAGAACATTCAAACTCAATGAGTGTGGGTGTGGAGAAGAAGGTAAAGACGAAGAGTTGCTAAAGGCTAATGAAGCTTTGACAACTTCTAACAAGGAATTGGTAGAGGAGCTAGCAGAATTGAAAGCAAACGAAGGAGAAGATAAGAACAAGAAGATTGATAAGCCATCATTCGCTGACCTATTAGAGGCTTCAGATGTAGAAACACAGGAAGCATGGGGAACAATGAAAGCTAATCAGAAAGCAAAGAAGGATAAGGCTGTGGAGGCTATTTTAAGTATTAAGACTAATAAGTTTGCGAAGGAGACTTTGGAAGCTATGACGATTAATGACTTGGAGAACATCATAGGACTTACTCCAGTAGTAAATGATTACGCTGGTAATGGACTACCACAGAGCAAACAGGTTACTATTAAGGCTAATGAAAGACAGGCTGATGGTAGTGGAGTCCCTCTGATGCCAGTAGAAAAATGGAATGCAGATGGTACTCCAGACTTTAGTGATTTAGATTAATTTTATTAAATTTATTTGTAGAAGGAGATTTATTGATGGCAAGAACAATATTAGTGAAGGGTAATGGCAACTTCTTAGAGGGAACTCTAACTGCTGTTGCTGTTCCTCCTGGTACTCTAATGGAGAGAGTCGGTGGTGCTTCAACTTTTAGGGCACAATCCGTTGCAGAAGCAGCTGGTACATATCCTGAAAAGTTGATAGCAGTAGAGAATTCTCTTATAGGAGCTGAGGTTGGAACAAGTTGGGAAGCTAGTTCACAGTGTCAGATGTACAAAGCACAAAGTGGAGATGTAATTCATCTAAGACTTGAAGATAGTGAAGTTGTGGCTTTGGGAGATGCTGTAACAGCTAATGGTACTAATGGTACTATGAAGAAAAGGGACACAGGAACTAACCCTCCATTTGCTTATGCGTTAGAGGCGAAGGATGCCCTGTCAGATGCAGCTGCATCTGATCTATTAGTTAAATGCGTTATCGTTTAAAAACATTTTTAATTTTTACTAGGGAGGAAATTTACATTGAATTTTAATAACAATATTGATGCACCAGCAAGCGTTAGTACTGTTGAGAATTTTCTACAAAACGGAGTAGGTGGAGACATTGCCCATAGACTTATCGCCAACGATATGGAGGTAAGTTCTTTGAGAAACAATGCTACTCTCACTTATGATGCATGGAAGAAGATTGACACAGCAGTATTAAAGGAGTACCAGATTAGACTTCAGGGAATAGCTGATCTACAGGCTAAAGGACTTACTTTTCAGACAGATGGCTTATCACAGACAGTCCTTCAGTATCAGGATGAAAGTGATATTACAGATGCTGAGTTGAACATGGATGGAGTTAACAAGACTGATAGAGATCGACCTGAATATGATACTAACTTCTTACCACTACCAATCATCTCCAAGGACTTTAGTTTCAGTGCTAGAGAGATTGCTGCTAGTAGGCAAAATGGTAATGGTTTGGATGTTCGTATGGCAGAGAAAGCAGCCCGTAAAGTAGCAGAAAAAGCAGAAGAAATGTTATTTCAGGGAGCAAGTTCATACACAGCTGGAGGCGGTACTATTAGAGGGTACGAAGATCACCCTAATCGTAATACTGGCTCTGTTACTGCTGCTTGGTCTACTACTACAGGTGCTAACATCCTCACTGACACTATCGCTATGAAGAATGCTGCGATTGCTGACAGGAAGTATGGAGATTGGACTTTGTATGTTAGTAATAACATAGAGGGTAATCTTGACCAGAACTTTACAACTAATTACCCTGTTACTATAAGACAGAGGATACTTCAGGTAGCTGGTATCACTGATGTTAAAGTCATTGATAAGATGACAGCTGATGCGGTTCTTCTTGTTAGTATGCAGAGTGACGTTGTTAGGCTTGTTCAAGGTATGCCGATTACTACTCTCGAATGGAGTACTGATGGTGGAATGATGGTTCACTTTAAGGTGATGACTATTCTTGTTCCACAGATATTTGCAGACCAATCTGATAGGTCTGGTATCATTCATTATTCGTAAATTGTAGTTAGGGTTGGAGGATAATCAGTAACCATGCTGACAGCCCTATTTTAAATACCTTTAACCATAAGGAGATATTAAATGAAGAAGTTAAAGAGAGCAAAGAAAGTAGAAGAACTAAGTAGGGAGGACTTTGAAAGGGATGAAACAATAGAAGAAGTGGGAGAGTTCAGACATAGACCCAGAACAGGCAAGCATCTTCTAGGGAAGAATACTAATTTTAAGATTAAGGGTAAGAGATATAAAAGGATAAGTCAATCAGGCGATATCCTTATTTGTCCTCCTAGACTTATAGCATCGTTTCATGATAAGTTTGAAAGAATAGACATATTACCCGAAGCAGTACTACCACCTGAGAAACAGTTGAAGAGGTTGCATAAGGGTGGAGGAAGATATGATGTTATCAATACTGTTTCAGGGGTTAAGTTGAATAATGACTTCCTGACTAAAGATGAGGCTAATGAATTGATTGTAAGCGACAATGCTCCACCAGAGGAAGATAACATAGAGTGAATGTGGTTGATGATTACAAGTCAGACTATTGGAATACTCCTAAGATGTGGCAAGGCTCAACTGTCTACGTCTTAGGAGGGGGTAGTTCGTTGTTACAAGAAAATCTAAGTTTGATTCATGGTGAAAGAGTCATCGGGGTGAATGATGCTTTTGTAATGGGAGATTGGGTTGACATGGTTTGGTTTGGAGACCCTAGGTGGTATGAATGGAACGAACAAGAAATGATTCAGTTCGGAGGGCTTAAAGCTTGTTGTTGTGAGATCATGAGAAAAGTACCATCTGCAAATGTTAAAGTACTTGATAGAGGGAAAAAGATGGGGTTAGAAGAAAGAGCAGAATATATTTCTTTCAACTATAGTTCTGGAGGGTCAGCTGTCAACCTAGCTACTAAGTTAGGGGCTAACAGAGTTGTCCTCCTTGGGTTCGATATGAAACCTGACAAAGATGGACAATATTGGTGGCATGATCGTCATCATGTAAAGAAGTTTGACATCGACCCATATCCTAGATTCATTGAAGCATTTGAACATATAGGCAAAGAGGCTAGAGGGTTAGGAATAGAAATAGTTAATAGTACAATGTGTAGTTTGATACCAAAAGAGTTTATACCTAAGATGCCATTGGAGGAAGTAATTGAGAACTAAAGCAGCTATTCTGGTAGAACAAAACAAACCTTTAGAAATAGTTGATCTAGATATCCCCAAGCTTGGAGTAGGTCAAGTATTAGTTAAGATAGCCTATGCTGGTATATGTGGATCACAAGTAGGGGAGATAAATGGTAAGGGTGGAGAAGATAAGTTCCTTCCTCATCTAATGGGACATGAAGGTGCTGGTATAGTTTCAGATATTGGAGCTGGAGTAAAGAATGTCAGAATGGGAGATCATGTAGTTGCTCATTGGAGAGAAGGTAAAGGAATAGATGCTGACTTCCCTAAGTATGGTTGGAGGGGAGGTGGAAATCCTGTATTTAGTAAAACAGCTATAGTAGGGGGAGGGAAAGTAACTACCTTCCAAGAGTATTCAATCATATCGGAAAATAGATTGACAAAGATTCAAGATTTTATTCCATTAGAGAATGCTGCTGCTATGGGATGCTCTGTCACTACTGCCTTTGGTCTTATCAACAACGAAGCAAAGTTGAAGATAGGACAGAACATAATGGTGATAGGATGTGGAGGGGTAGGTCTTAATGTCGTACAGGCTGCAAAGTTAGTTGGTGCAAATATAATTATGGGAATTGACCCATCAACAGACAAGAGAAGGAAAGTGCAAGACATGGGAGGGATATCGTATGCGGATATTCCAGAGTGTGATATTCATTTTCATGTGGTTGTAGATACTACAGGAATCCCTCCTATGATAGAACAGGGTTGGAATGTGGCTAAGGAGAAGATGATACTTGTTGGACAGTCCCATCACAACGAAAGCCTTTTATTCAGAAATGCTAGAGGGTCTTTCTTTTCTGGTAAAGTAATGATGGATAGTCAGGGGGGATTAACTAATCCTAATGTAGATATTCCAAGATATTTGGATATGGGAGACAGGATAGAATCAAGAGCTATGTCCTCCTTCTATAGATTAGAAAATGTAAATGATGCAATAGAGGATATGGGCAAAGGGATAGTTATTAAACCTATGCTGGATATGGGTCATGAATAATATAAAAAAGTTTATGTCTGAGATTAACAAAGTCTTTTCTACTAACTTAACTAAGGTTAGGGTGGGAGATAAGGTTGATGGAGGATATGTTACTTTAGATGAATTGAACAAGCTGACTACAATGGTGTATAGTGCTGGTATTGGAGATGATGTTAGTTTTGAATTAGATTTTAAAACTAGATATCCCTATACTTGGTCTAAGATGTTCGACCCTACTATAGAATTTGCCCCAGTAGTTGCTGACAGTATATTTTATAAAACAGATATTATTCTCGGAGAGTTAGAGGGTAATAACAATCTATTGAAGATGGACATAGAGTACAATGAATGGGAGACTTTACATAGATGGGATGAAGGGATACTCAAGAGCTTCAGTCAGATAGTGGTGGAGTTGCATTTGATTCATGTAGTCCCTAGTCATGGGAGAAGCCCTTACTTCACTGGTATGTACAATACAGTATACAATAGAATGAACGAAGAATTATTTGGATACTATGCAAATGCGTTGGAGTGGTTGAATAAACATTTTTATATATATCATATACATCCTAACAACTCCCTACCTAAGATCAACTTGGGAGGGTTTAGCTTTCCTCCTTTACTAGAGGTCAGCTTTGTTAGAAAGGATTTAGTTAGTACATGTAATGGAACTCCAAGTTTCCCACAAGAGGGATTGGATTATCCCAATAAGACAGACCGACCTGATATAGAAAACTTTTATCCGATAGGAGCAATATGCTAAGTGAAAGAAGTAAACAAGTTCGGAGAGATACAATAAAACTATCCAAAGCAAATGGAGGGTATCATTTTGGTGGTTCATTCTCTTGTGTGGAAATATTGATAGCTTTATATGATGAAGTTATGGATGGAGAAGATTGTTTTATAATGAGTAAGGGTCATGCTTGTTGGGGAATGTATGTAATCCTTAGACAGATGGGATATAATCCAAAATTAGAAGGACACCCTAAGAGGGATGTTAGTAACGGAATAATTTGTACCACAGGGAGCATGGGTCACGGCTTACCAACCGCAGTTGGAATAGCAATGGCTAAAAAGATAAAAGGTGAAGAGGGAAAAGTATATGTATTGATGGGAGATGGAGAGTGCCAAGAGGGAACTACTTGGGAGAGCCTATTGATAGCAGGGAGGCACAAACTAGATAACTTAGTAGTGATAGTAGATTGTAATGGGTTTCAAGGCTCAGGGAGAACAAGAGACATCTTAGATATAGATAGTCTTGGGCTTGTGGCTAAAGCAGTAGGGTGGAGTTGTAGTGAAGAAATATCTGGTCATGATGTAGGGCTTTTCTGTGAAGTTGTAAAAGAGGATACAGATGGAAAGCCTTTCTTGATACAAGCAATAACTTTAAAAGGCAAGGGAGTTTCCTTCATGGAGGGCAACTCTGAGTGGCATGCAAAGTGGTTAGATGATGACAGTGAAGTAATAGCAATGAGGGAGTTAGGAAGTAATGGGTATTAATGAGCATGAAGAGTTTTAGGGATATGATACAGGGAGTCTGATATGGTAAGAGAAACACTACTAGCATATAGACAGTGGTCAGGGTTAGGAGATTGGATAATGGCAATGACTGTTTTGAAGATGGTCAACCAACAATATCCTGAAATAGACATCACTCTTAATCTTGTAGCTAGGAATAAGTTTTCAGATTCTTACCAACCAGACTACCTTCCTTCAGTAGTAGAGGAAGTGGCTAGAGGGTTTGATGTAAAAATAAAAGACTTCACTTACTACATTGTCCCTCAAAGGGCTTCACTGGAGTATACATACAGTAGTGGATACATGACATATAGTAAAGATGGAAATAATTTTATTGAGAATATGGTGAAGAAGTTTAATCATGATTCAGGGCTAGAGTTAGAGTATGACCCAAAAGTATATGCTCAATATATAGATGGAGATACTTTTGATAATTCATTTGAACAATTTAAACCTTATGTATTGATTCAATCATGTAGTAAAAGAGGATGTGATAAAAGGGAAGGAAAAGATTTTGGCTATCTTAATATGGAAAGAATAGCAAAGAGATTAATGAAGAGTGGTATTACTGTTCTCCAAATAGGACAGAACACAGACTTTACTATTCCTAATGTTCCCTCTTTCTTATCTATAGATTTAAATACAATACACAAGTTGATGATTAATAGCATGGGATTTATAGGAATGGATGGAGGGTTAGGTGTCTTTGCTAGTCATCATGGAGTAGATCAATATATTATTTATGAAGATGATGTTAGGTATAGTTGGACAAAGTTCCCTCACAGATATCAACTATCAGGGGATATAGGTTGGGTAGCTATTTCTAATTATATAATAAGTGAGCTTAGAGGACATAAAGAATATGAGAAGAGCATTCGGGAAAACTATAGTCAAGTTGGCTGAGAAGGATAAGAACATTGTCCTCCTTACTGGTGACGTAGAGCAAGAGATGAATGAATATAAGGAGAGGTTTCCAAATAGATATTTCAATCTTGGATTGACAGAACAGAGTATGATTAGTATAAGTGCTGGAATGGCTATGGAGGGATTAAGACCTATTGTATACTCCATTACTCCCTTCTTAATTGAAAGACCATTTGAGCAGATAAAGATCGACATAGATGAACAGAAGTTGCCAGTAATGTTAATAGGGAATAGTGATTATCCAACGCATGGTGCGACTCACAGACCACTTAATGCTGAAGGGTTGGTATCTTTATTTAAAAATATATATGGTTACTTTCCTAGAAGTCAGGAAGAGACAGAGAAGGCAATGTTGGATGCTTACTTGATGGGAGAGCCAGCTATCATTTGCTTAAAGAAAGATGGGTTGCCTATACTATGAAAAAGAACGTATTAATAACAGGGGCATCAAGAGGGTTGGGTAAAAGATTAGCACAAGCTTTTGCTGAACACGAATATAATCTCATTTTACATAGTAAGCAGAATGATCTCCCTTGTGTAAGTAAGAACTTCTCCTTCACTAGGGAACATACAAAAGATTATCATGTAGAATGTGAAACTGTTAAGGGAGATATTAATGATATAAGAACAGCTTATAAATTAAAAGAGAAAGCAGAAGAAATGGGAGGACTAGATGTTCTAATTCTCAATGCTGGTATTCATGAGAGTATGGGAATAGAGGAATGTGAGTCAGGGGACTTCGCTAATATGATAAATACTAATCTAACTTCCCAGATGGTATTAACAAAAGAACTATGGCAACAAGTAAAACGTAGGGAGGGGTTAATAGTATTCATAAACTCCATTGCTGGTAAGGTTGGGGCTGATGGAGAATTTATATATTGTGCAGCTAAACATGGTCTAAAAGGCTTTGCAGATTCTATACAGTTTGATGCTACAAGGGCAGGGGTAAAAGTGGTTAGTATATATCTAGGTGCTTTACAAACTGATATGGCAAGTCACAGAGGGGACTACGATAAGTTAATGAAACCAAGAGATGCTTCTAATTTTATATATCATATATGTAAGGATTATGCGACTATGAGAGTGACAGAAGTAGATATCTGTAGGAGGGTATATTGAATACAAAAGGGGACTTGGACTTATGATAACCAACCCAAAGAAGTTAAAATGTATATGTGGGAGTGTTGATTTTAATAAATATGATCGACAACTCTATGAAGTTACTCCAGAAGGTAAGACTATTGAAACTACCAGTAATGGAGTGTACTTCTATAAATGTAAGTGTGGGATAGTTAGGCAGGGAATAAATAGTATTGATTATAAAGAATACCCTCCTTCTAATCCTGAGTATAAAGCTAAAGATTATGAACATGATTTATATTTAGGAATGCAAAGAGTAATATCTCATAAGATAAAAGAAAAAGATGTAGTATTAGATGTAGGGTCAGGGAGTGGAGCATTCATTGAAGCTTGCAGGGCTATAGGGGCTGAGGCTTATGGGTGTGAGATAACTGACTATCATTATAAAAAGAGTGATGAGTTTACATATAAGAAAAGATTTGAAGATGTTCACTTTCCTGTAGATATGTTTGACAAGGTTACTTGCCATGATGTATTGGAGCATATACAAGACCCAGTTAGTTTTGTGAAGGAGATGTTCAGAGTAACTAAGCAGGGAGGGGAATGTATTATAGATGTTCCCAATTTCTTTTGTCCAGAGGGTAAGCATCACTGGAAAGAGGAACACATTTGGTTTCTTAATGAAACCCAGATGATAGACTTATTATCTAAAGCAGGATTCAAAGTTGATTGTTATAAGAAGCCTGTTCTGTCTAAGATAGTTTTCTATTGTACCAAACCAAAGCAAAAGAGGACAAAGATATTAGTACCTCCTGGCATGGGAGATGCTTATTGGTCTGTTGTAAAGATGCAATCCTTCATGGAGACTATAGGGAAGGAAGGAGAGATTCCAGATGTATATGTGGCTTGTAATAAAGATAGGAAGCGGGAGGGACATAAAAGAGCTTTTCCATTCTTGAAGTTGTTTCCTTTCTTAAAGTCTACAGAAATCTCTTTTAATACATCCATCTATCCAAAGGAGATTTGGTTAGAAGCTTATAGGGATGCAGGGAGGACTGTCTTTGAAGATATATGTGGGTGTGATTATTTCTTATCCTACAATGGTCAATTAAGTAATGGATTCTCTTTAGATGAAGTGGATGGAGAGTTAGATTGTAATTGGATTCCAGACATGTTCGAGTCTTTAGATCAAATGAACTATGAGAAAGCATGTAAAAATAAGTATGGCAAATATATCGTTTTCTACTTCCTCTTTCATGGTCACTATGGTCATTGGCAGGGAGAGTTTACTAAACAACAGATGATTAATTCTGTAAACATGATATGCCAAGAGACAGATAGTGTTCCTGTATTTGCTGGGGCTGTTTGGGATAGTGAGTTTGAAGACCAAACAGATGTTATAAATAACATTCCTTTTTCGATTGATCTAAGAGGGAAGACAAGTGTGGAGGAACTATTCGGATTGATTAAGGGCAGTAAGTGTGTGGTAGGGTATCCATCAGGGCTTACTATTATGTCAACAGTATTGAAACAGAAAACAGTTATTATTTGGAATGATTATTACAATAAAGATTTTATGTGGAACTCTTGCCCTCCAGAAGTAAGAAATAAATCTTACTTAGTGGTTAATACTAAAGATGCTTTCCCTAAATATCTAACTAGAAAAGTGAAGGAGCTTACAAAGTGAAAAGTCCCATATTCATTACAGGGTGTGCTAGATCAGGAACAAGTATGACAGCAGGAGTTGTTCATCTTTGTGGGGCTTGGGGAGGAAAGTTAGCACAAGCTACCCCATACAACAAGAAGGGTATGTTTGAGAACAGGGCTATCGTTCAGGGTATGGTTAAACCTTTATTGATAGCTGTGGGGGCAGACCCAATGGGACAGAAACCATTGCCTAAGATAAGAGACTTTGAAGAAATAGATAGTAGTGAATGGAGGGAAAAGTTTTTAAAGGAGATGAAGCATCAGGGATACAAAGAAGATAGAGATACGCTAATGTACAAGGGTGCGAAGATGTGTTTGATGTGGACTCTTTGGGATAGGGCTTTCCCTGATGCTAAGTGGATTATAGTAAGAAGGAGAAGTGAGGATGTAATTCAATCTTGCTTAAAGACAGGATTCATGTCTAAGTATAAAGACAGGGAGGGTTGGTTGTCTTGGGTAAGGGAACATGTAAAAAGATTTAGGGAGATGTTTGAAGATAGATTGGACATCATGGAGGTGTTCCCACAGGAAATGATAGATGGTAATTATACGGAAATAGAATCAGTTATTAAATGGGCAGGGTTGGAATGGAGAGAACAAGGGGTAAAGGAATTTATAAGCCCTGAACTTTGGAAACAGGAGAGTATCTAAATGGCTAGAGTAACGGCAACAGAAGTAAAAGAATTGATTAGTACAAGTGAAACTATCACAGCACATATTAATACAGCTAATGTGTTGGTGACTGAGAAGTTGGGAGGGAATGCTACAATGACAGCAGACCATCTGAAGGAGATAGAGAGGTGGATGTCTGCTCACTTTGTGGCTGTTTCAATAGAACGACAGGCAGGGAAGGAGAGGATAGGGAATACAGCTGTGGAGTATGCTGGGTTTAATACAACTGGTCTTCAAGGGTTAGGGCTTACTACTTATGGACAACAGGCAATGATGTTAGATACGACAGGGACTCTATCCCAACTTGGTAAGCGTAGGGCGAGGATAGATACAATAGATGCGGTGGACATGACATGAGCTTTTTAACAAGTAATCATAAACAAACAATAGTTTATTGGGGAACTCCTACTAAGGACAAATGGGGGGGTAGAACATTTGCTACTCCTGTTGAAATTACTGGTAGGTGGGAGGACAATCAAGAAGTATTTATAGATGGTACAGGAAGGGAAGCAGTATCAAAAGCTTTTGTTTACATAGGACAGGATGTAGACTTAGAAGGATATTTGTATCTTGGAACATTAGCAAGTATTTCATCAGCTGCTTCTCCTAAAGCTGTAGATGGGGCATTTGAAGTAAGAGCATTTAATAAGATTCCTAATTTAAAGGCAACAGACTTTGAGAGAAAGGCTATTCTATAATGGCAATTAATATAGGTAAAGGCTCATCTAATATAGGAACTCGATTAGATTGGATAGGGTTAGACACAGTTCTTAAAAACATCAATGATTCTTTAGATGATATAGAGGGAGTTACTGTTTCAGGACTTCTAGAGGCTGCTCTATTAGTTAAGGGAGATGCTCAAAGAATTACTCCAGTAGATACTTCTAATCTAAAAGCTAGTGCTTATGTTATATGGGGTGGAGGAAAGAAACAGACTAAGATTCAAGCAGCCGCAAAAGCTCCTAACTTTAAAAGTGAATCTAAGAAGAGCAAAAGAAAAGTAGATGTAGAAGCTATGATTGCTCAACATATAAATGTTTTAAATAAAAGAAGTAAACCAAGCTTATCTCCTTTTGCTGAGGTTGGGTACACAGCCAGTTATGCTGCAAAGGTACATGAAGATTTAAATGCTTCACATGTAAAGAAAGGGAGGCGTAAGGTGTTTGGGAGAAGTGTAAAAGCAAGTATTCAAATAGGACAGGCTAAATTTCTAGAGCAATCTTTTATTAAAAATGCTAGAAGGATTAAATCAATTATTAAAGGGAGACTGGGAGTATGAATAGTCCAGCAGAAGATGTATCTGCAATATTGGCATTGTCTTCTTCAGCTACAGGGTTGACAGAGGGAACTGATTTGTTTATTAGTAGAGAACCATCGTCCCCAGACGTAGTAGTTACAGTGTTTGATACTGGTGGAGGAGAACCAGCTTCTACTGATGTGAAGTATGAATTTCCAACAGTACAAGTGAGGGTTAGAGGGACAGCTATAACAGGGTACTCTACAGCCTATACTACTCTAGAGACTATCAAAGGAGTATTGCATAAGTTTAAGAATCAAACGATTAATGGTACAAAATATATTGGAATATGGGCTTCATCAGATATCATCTCACTTGGATATGATTCTAATGAGAGACCTATATTAACTTTGAATTTTCGAATTCATAGAACAGCTTAATTTTTTAACAGAGTAAAGGAGGTGAAGTAACTATGGCAAGTGGTGCATTTGCTGGTGTAGGAGTAGTATTCAAAAGAGGTGCTGTAGCAATGGCTGAGATTAATTCCATTAGTGGTTTTAATAAGGCAAGAGATACGATTGATGTGACTACCTTAGATTCTACTGGTGGGTACAGGGAGTTCATTGGCGGCTTTAGAGATGGTGGTGAGATAAGTCTCAACATGAATTATACTAGGGCTTCTTATGATTTATTGAATGCAGACTTTGAAAGTAGCAGTTCTCAATCATATACTATTGTATTGACTGATACAGCAGCTACGGAGTATTCATTCTCAGGATGGGTAACTAATATTACATTAGATGTCCCTCTAGATGACAAGGTAACAATGGCAGCATCTATTAAAATTGATGGTCAGATAACTCAGACATCATAACACTTAATTGAAGGAGAAGTACAATGACAAAGTTCTTAACCAAAGAACATATCAAAAATGTAAAAGATGTAAAGATGGAATTAGTAGAAGTACCAGAGTGGGGAGGGAAAGTATTTATTAAATCTTTATCAGCAGTAGAGAGAGAAGAGCTTAGGAAAGAAGTTGAGGGAAGTGATGATAAAGAGATGGATTTAATTAAAGTTCAAATGAAGATGCTTTCTTTGACTATAGTAGGAGAGGATAAAGAGAAGCTATTTACAGAAGAAGACATAGAATGGTTAAAGACTAAATCAGCTGTTGTAATGGATAAGCTATTTCTTAAAGCACAAAAGATGTCTGGTTTAGGAAGTGAGGCTACAGAGGCTATAGTAAAAAACTAAAAGACCCAACTGACATGATGTTGTTTGATTTATGCTTAGAGTTGGGCTATCCTCATCCAGATTATTTGCTAGAAGAATTAAGTGGAACACAGTTAAGAGAGTGGGAGGTATATTATCAGACAAAACCATTCGGAACGCAGTTAGGTTTTTATCAGTCTGGAATAATATCCTCTGTATTAGGAAATGTGAATAGGGATTCTAAGAAGACTCCCACACCATTCAAGCCTGAGGATTTTATTCCTCATGCTTACAGAATGGATAAACCAAAGAAGCAAGGAATAGAAACAATGAAAGCACTTTTAAACGGTATATCAGTTAAAAAGGAAAATGGCAATGGCTAGCGTAGGAAATATATTTGGCACAATAAGGATGAAGACATCTGGGTTGAAGAGAGATTTAAACTCAGCTACTAAAGATATCAAAGGCTTTTCTGGTAAGATGGAGGGCAGTTTTCGTAGATTGGGCACCTCTTTAAGAGGTGCGTTCAATCCTGTCACATTGGGATTGGTAGGGCTTACTGCTGCTATTGGAGCATCTGTTTTTGCTGTTGTAAAAGGCACTCAAGAGTTTGTAAAATTTGAAGATGCCCTTTTAGATTTACAAAAAGTTTTATCTGATACGGAAGGGAATGCTAAAGATTTTATAGGAGTAACAGAAGGGTTATCTTCTAAGTTTGGCGAGGCTACTTCTGATGTTCTACAAAGTGCAGCCAATTTTAAACAAGCTGGCTTTGGAGTTAAGGAAGCTTTTAAGTTAGTTGAAAGTTCATTGACTCTTGTTAAGATAGGGGAACTGGAGGCAGCTGAAGCTTCTGAACTTTTAATATCTATTCTTAAAGGCTTTAAAGCCCCAGCTTCAGAAGCTGGTCGTGTATTAGATATTCTCAATGAGGTATCTAATAAATATGCAACCAGTTTGAAAGAGTTAGGAAGGGGTATGGCTATCATATCTCCAATAGCAAAGTTGATGGGATTTTCCTTTGAAGAAACAGCTGGACTCCTTACCCCTATCATAGAGGTCTTTAGGTCTGGCTCGGAGGCTGGTAATGCTTTAAAGATAGGATTACTTAGATTAATAGATGATAATAAACAAGTAATAGATGCCCTTGATGCCATTGGAATTTCTCAAAACAAAGCCAATGGAGAATTAAAAAGTGGAAAAGAGATTTTAATAGAAGTTCAAAAAGCTTTTACCACTTTAGACCCAGCTATGAAAGTATTTATAGCTTCTCAATTAGCTGGAGCAAGACAGGCAGGGAGACTACTGGAAGTATTTAATGGCTTAGAGAAAACAACTAAGGTAACAAAAGATGCTATTAATTCTTTTGGTTCATCCAATAAAGAATTAGATGTTAGGTTAAGAGCATTATCACAGCAACTTAAAACTGTAAAGACTAAGTTCAATGATCTATTCAGAGAGATAGGGTCTTACCTTGCTCCTCAAATTAGGAAAACTGCTAAATTGACTATAGCGTTTATGGACTCTTTTAAGAGTGGGGGAAGGTTAGAAGCATTTACTCTACTCTTAAAAGGAATTGTTAGAGGGTTGACTGGAGTGGCTAAAGCATTTTTAGCCATAGTGGATGCTTATAACGCTGTGAGTGATTTCACTGATAAAATGGTAAAGAGTGGGACATCTCAACCAAATAGAAGACTTGGGACGCCAACACCTAAATCTACTTCTGCTTCTGATGCTTCTCCCTTTGCTATGAGTCACAAGAGTCTGAGTAATACACAAGTACAAGAGACATTGGATAATATGATGATGAAATCAACATTAGAAAGTCTTAATAAAATAAAAGCTGCTAATGCAGAAGTTGCAAATGAAAAAGTAGCTCAATTAAAAAAGATCACTGAAGCATATAAATCTTTGGATATAGAATCATCTACTCAAGCAAACAAAGCAGCGATAGTAATAATGGATAGTTTCAAAGTGATAGAAGAAGCTATGATAGAATCTCCAGAAAGATTGAAAGAGATTTGGCGAACAATCTCTTCAAGTATAGAAGTAAGTGCTTTAGATACTGAGTCAAAAAAGACTTTCGATGCTCTACAAAAAAGAATGGGAAAGACAGCAGAAGAATTTAAAAAAATGACTAATGAAGGAATAAAAGTAAGGGAGTCTGTGAGGACTTTTGTAGAAGTGCTGTCGGAGGAGCAAGTAAGATTAAAAGAATTATTTGATGCAGGGGTGATTGGTCAACAGACATTTGATAGAGCTATTATAGAATCAGAGATAAAATTTGCTGATGCTTCAGGAAAAATGAAAAAGACCTCTACTGATACTTTTGATGATATGAAATCAGCGGTAGAAGGATGGGCTAGTGGTTTCTCCCAAACATTAACAGATGTATTATTTGGAGCAGAAACTACCTTTGAAGGGATATTAAAATCTTTTGCTAAAATGATTACGCAGATGATAATTCAAATAACTATAATAGAGCCATTAATTAAAGGGATTTTAAATTTTGGTTTTTCCAATACAAATTCTTTAGGACAAACTACTCATAGACAATTGGGAATGGAAACTGTTACTACACTTGGAGAGGGTTTCTTTGGAGTAGGATTGCCTCAAAACGCAAAAGGTGGTGTAGCTACTAAACCCACAGCAGGTGTATTCGGTGAAGCAGGAACAGAGGCATTAATACCACTTGATAGATTTCCAGAATTTCAAGGTAGTGGAGGAAATACCAACGTAGAAGTTAATGTTATTGGAGTACCA